TATCATGAAGCCAGACTCTGTTCCTGCCCTAGTCATGGCTTTGGCAGATTATCAGTATAAAGCCGCGTTCGTTGTCGACCAAGAAATCAACTTGGCTGCTTGCATGACGCAGATTATGATCGACTGTGAGTTCAAATGATACCCATCTATATCCCTACGCGAGGACTCGTTAAGACAACGCAGGACTGTATCCCCGTTGAGCTCAGGGATACCATCAGGGTGATCGACGCGCAGCTCCCCATCGCAGATAAGAGACAGCTGATCCTAGACACAGCCATCGCCAATGAAGAGCCGATGTTTGTGATGGTAGACGACGACTGCAAGCTCACACGTTATCATAATGGCGTATGCACCAACGAGCCTGCCAAAGCCAACGACTTTATAGAATTCTATAAACGGGCAGGAACAATCTTTGCCCGCTATCGGAACTTGGCGATGATCAGTGATCATCCCAGAGCTTTTTCCAACGGGCGCGAAGAATGGACTAGCGGTTTGAGCAAGTTCGTGCTACACTATACAGATAGAGTGAAGTCAGCAAGGTACAATCGCATCGACCTGTTCGAGGACGTGGATTTCTATCTTCAGCTGGCTCGTGAAGGCAAGGCATACATCAAGCTCAAGGTGTTGGCTACATCCAACGACTCGCAGGATTATGTGGATATCAGTCCAGAACGTTATGAGGGTATCTTTAGAGACTGGGCTGATAACTTTCCAAATGTCAAGATAGATTGGTCTAAGCCGTCGATCTTCGCTGGAAACAAAAAGGTACCCGTGACGGTTCGTTTCAAGTATAATAAGCTGGCAACGAACTCTTTATATGATGGAGAATGACATGGTTGTCAATTTGAAAAACATGATACAGGAAACCACGGCATGGCTTCCTATCTCTTCGGTAAAGTCAAAAGGCACTTATTACCCAGACATCAGGAAGACGGGTGTATATCAACTCTCTACCGAAAAGGTAGACGACATCTTCCACGAAGAGATTGGATATGTCGGTATGTCCAAGAACGTCGAGGATAGAATCTATGGTGTGAAACTTGGTTTCTATGGTAAGAAGAGCAATCATACTGCTGGCAAGTGGCTCAAGTCCAACGGATATGATCCCGAGACGACATACTATCGCATCCTATTCACTAACGAACCCGTGAAGCTCGAGAGAATTCTGCAGGATCATAATCAAAAAGAGTTTGGCTACACATACAAGTGGCAAGGTGCTGGTGGTAATCAAGCAGGTCGAGATTTCCAACTTCAGGAGATGATCAACGATCTATCCGTCACTTCTATTGTAGAAGATGTGCTTCCCATGATCGAACGCAAGATCGGGCGTGATCTGCTCATCGCGCTCATCAATAAAGAAGTTGTCATCAAGCCCGTTAAAGATTGAGGGATGTGATATGAGCAAAAGTAAAGACGGTCGGTACGAGAAACAGCTTCTGTGCGATAATCCACTCGCAATCGAGCTCTTTGGTGAAGTTACAGAAGTGGAATATCCTTATCCTCTATTTGATGTTCAGACATGGGGTAAGAAAAAGTATTGGCAGAATCGCGATGTGAAGGGTGCATGGCTTTACGATAGAATTGTAGGAAGTCGTAAAACAGGTTGGGGAAGTCGCGCTAACGATCCTAAATATGATCGAAGCAAACTCAATCATGATAATATGCAAGACAAGCTAGTTGATATCTGTTCTTGTTGTGGAGAGTATATGAACTATGGGCGTGGTTTCAATAAGACGTATAATGAAACTCGTGGTGTGATTGTTCGTCCATCACTCGACAGAATCAACAGCGAACTTGGATACGATCCAGAAAACGTTCGTATCATCTGCGAGCCATGCAACACCGCTAAAGGCGATCGCGACTAATATGAGTAATCCGTTCATATATGTGGATAGCGTCAGCTATACCAAAAAGAATCTGATGCGCGACACAGCGAACGATGAGCTGGCTGAGAAGGGCTATAAACCCTACTTGACTAATCGTTCGCTGTCATATCATCAGGACTCGATTCTTCACGCGAACGAGATGAACATGCGTTCTGCCGCTGGATATAGATGGCAATACGAGTATTTACTAAATAGCCTGCGGAAGCGTAAGAGGTTTTCCAAGTGGAAAAAACAAGACCCAGACGCGGCCGTCGAGATGATCATGGAGTATTTCAGCTATGGTCGTTCAAAGGCTGAGCAGGCGCTTAGAGTTTTGACCGATGACCAGTTGGCCATGATCGAGGTAACACTCGACAAAGGTGGAAAGGTATGAATGCATCGGTTGAATCAATGGTTGAAGTCAAGCTGCGATCTGCGGAAGATTTCTTAAAGATACGTGAGACCCTTACTAGAATTGGCGTAGCTTCTCGGAGGGACAAGGTTCTGTTTCAGTCCTGTCACATCCTGCATAAGCAAGGACGCTATTACATAGTTCACTTCAAAGAATTATTTGCCCTCGATGGAAAGCCCACGAACTTTTCTGACGAGGATAAGGCGCGACGCAACACGATCGCCAATCTATTGGCAGAGTGGGATCTAATCGATATAGTCGATGACAATCGCACGAAAGATCCAATCGCGCCACTTAATCAGATCAAGATATTGGCGCACAAAGAAAAGAACGAGTGGAAGCTAGAGGCTAAGTACAACATTGGAAAGAAGAGGTCTGTCGACTGACTCGTTTCTGATAGATTTCTGTAGCCAGTCACTGAACATAGGATTGGCTATAGGAATCTTTTACGCATATCGCTTTCAATATTATTTGTGCATCACCCTTGACAGTTTCGTCTGCACCGCTTATATATACTGATGTGACGCCGTATGGGTCACGGATTGTAACCTTGCCTAACAGGAGGTATCTATCATGGCAAAGAACGACTACGCACAAACTCCTTCCATCTTCGGTCAGTTCGACCCACTCTCAGTAGGATTCGACAAGACTTTCAAGTTGCTCTCTTCGCAACTCGACTCTCTGGGAAAGAGTTTGCCTGGCTATCCACCTTACAACATCAAGAAGGTTGAAGATAACAAGTACGTTATCGAGATGGCTGTTGCAGGCTTCGCTAAGACCGACATCGAGCTGACAATGGATAACGGTAAGCTCATCGTGTCGGGTAAGACGAAGGATGCAAACGACATAGATAACGCCAATGCGTACTACTTCTACAAGGGAATCGCGGAGCGTGCGTTCACGCGCTCGTTCACTCTCGCAGAAACCGTGGAAGTCAAGAACGCAGAGCTTGTCAACGGCATTCTTAAGGTGTGGCTCGAGAATCTGATTCCCGAGCATCAAAAGCCAAAGAAGATCGAAATCAAGGACTGATCGTCCGATTGAGTTTTATATCATACGCTGGGCAGTTCGCGCTGTCCAGCTTTTTCTGTTTTTAGGAGACTATCATGGTTAGCTGGTTTCGATATTATAACACAATCATCGAGCTGATGAAGCTCTCAGACTATGAGCTTAACACTCTTGGCATCAATCGCGAAGAAATCGTCTACGTTGCATATAAAACTCATTTATTCCCTAGCAGCTAAATATGGCTGAAAGGAGGGTCCGATGGCATTAGTTACATTTGACCAACTGAATGAGTTTTTCGAGGATACGGACGAAGACATCGTTCAGGAGTTTGTAGAACCACTCAACGAAGTGATGGAGTTCTACGAGATCAATAACAAAAATCGTATCTCAATGTTCCTTGCTCAAGTAGGTCACGAATCAGGTGGTCTTCGCGCTCGCAAGGAAAATCTGAACTATAGAGCTGAGACTCTCGTAAAGATCTTTCCAAAGTATTTTCGTGGCAAAGATCCCAATCAGTATGCGAAGCAACCTGAGAAGATTGCAAATCTAGTCTACGCCAATCGCATGGGTAACGGTCCTCCAGAGTCTGGAGACGGATATCGCTATTGTGGTCGTGGACTCATTCAGTTGACTGGTAAGAGCAACTATCAAGCATTCGCGACAGACATGAACATGGATCTGGCTGAAGCGACTGATTGGTTAGAGACAGCAGAAGGCGCTGCTTGGTCTGCTGGTTGGTTCTGGGATTCCCGTGAGCTGAATCAGTGGGCAGATAAGGGCGACGTCCTCACTGTCACTAAGAAAATCAATGGTGGAACTATAGGATTAAAGGATCGTGAAGAACATTATGCGTCTGCTTTAGAAATCTTCGCATAAGGAAATCACGATGCCAAAATTCGGTACAACAACAGACGACGAGCCAATCGTCGCAAGACCTGCTATGGATCAGATTCCAGCTGCAACCAAGGGAGCAGCTGCTTCGATCCCAACTACATATATCGAGACCAGATCTTCTGGTCCTGTCGCTCCCGCTGCTCCACAACTCTCAGAAGCTGCTCAACTTGCCAAGATTGAACTTGAGAAGAAGCAATGGGAAGCGGAGAACGCAAAGCAGAACGAAGACTGGATGGTCAAGAAGTGGCGTCCAGCAATGGGTTGGTGCTACATGGTCATCTGCGTCCTTGACATGGCGATCTTCCCAGTCATGTGGTCTATCGCACAAGTCATGGTGAAGATGCCGCTGACACAATGGAATCCTCTGACGCTGCAAGGTGCTGGTCTATTCCATCTCGCAATGGGTGCTGTCCTTGGTATCGCCGCATGGTCCCGCGGTCAGGAAAAGATTCAAGGCGTAACGAAGTAAGGAAATGATATGAATGTGAATCCCGTGAATGCTGCAAGCCCAGACGTCAACACAACTATCATGATGCTCCGTCTTCTCAACGGAGACGAGATCATCGGAAAGGTTGGTGTCGCTGGAAACATGATTAGAGTATTGAAGCCAGCCGCTGTGCTGCTTCAGCCATCTGCATCTGGAAAGGCACAGATGGCTCTGATTGATTTCATTCCTATGGCCAAGACCAAGGAAATCATTCTTGATCCGCGCAACGTTCTGTTCACTTACGAACCTGATGAACAGATCGAGCAGACTTACAATCAGAACTTTGGTTCTGGACTTGTATTACCCAAGAAAGGGATCTTGACAACTGCGTCTTGATATGGTAGTATAGGAATATGAAGTTCTATACTAACGCCCTTGAGTTCGGTAACAATATTCTCGTCCGCGGTTACGATCGCGGACGACCCTTCTCAGAAAAGATTCCTTACAAGCCCACGATGTATCTGCCATCTAAGCGCCCGAACGCTGAGTGGAAGGATATCCGTGGGCTTTCGCTTGATCCCATGGCATTCGATTCCATGCGAGAGGCCAAAGACTTCATCGCAAGATATGATGAAGTCAGCAACTTCGCAGTCTATGGTATGCCTCGTTTCCTCTATGCATATCTCAACGAAGACTATCCAGATGAGATTGTGTATGATCGCGAGCTCATCAAGGTTGCATACATCGACATCGAGGTGAGCTCAGAGTTTGGGTTCCCGACTGTAGAACGCGCAGCTGATCCAGTGACAGCCATCACTCTCAAGAAAGATAACGTCTTCCATGTGTGGGGATATGGCGAGTTCATCACGAATCGTAATGATGTTCAGTATAATCAATGCAACAACGAGAAAGAGCTTCTAACCAAGTTCTTGAGCGAGTGGAGCAACGAGTATCCAGATGTCGTGACTGGATGGAACGTCACGTTCTTCGATATTCCATATCTCGTTCGTCGCATGACAGCTGTTCTTGGTGAGAGCGAAGCCAAGCGATTCTCTCCTTGGAGAATCTTCAAGGAGCGTCAGGTACGCACGAAGTTCAAGGAAGAGACAGTCTATAACATCGGCGGCGTGGCCACTCTCGACTATCTTGAGATGTATCAGAAGTTCACTTATAGTCAGCAAGAAAGCTATAAGCTCGATCACATCGGCTTCGTTGAGCTTGGCGAGCGCAAGCTATCATACGACTACGATACGCTGCATGAGTTCTACATGAACGACTTCCAGCGATTCATCGAGTATAACATTCGAGACGTCGAGCTCGTCGAGAAGATCGATGATAAGATGAAGCTGATCGACATG